TTACGAGGTAGATCTTTTGCTTTAAGAATTGATTCCACATCACTGGGAACAAAATATAAATTAGGTACACCTAGAGTAGATATAAGAGAGGATGGTAGACGCTAATGCTTATAACCAGTATTCCTCAGTATATTCAAGGTGTAACAAATGCAAAAGTAGATTTAACTACAACAAATGATACAGTTTTGTTTACAGTTCCTAGTGATGCCGATTTCAATGCAGCCGTTGTTAACTCTATACTAGTATCAGAGGACAGTGGAAATGCTGATACAATAACAGTTACACTTGTGAGTGGTGGTGATACTTTTAGTTTATTCAAAGTTAAAGCTGTAGGAGCCAACACAACTATAGAATTACTTACAAAAGATTTGATATTACAGAGTGGAGAAGTGTTAAAAGTACAAGCTGCAACAGCTAATAGATTGCATGTTGTAGCAAGTATTCAAGAATTATCTAAAACAAGAGTAACAACGAGTGCGATATCTAGGATATAGCATTGTAGAATTAACAAATAATTGGTAATATAAGCTATGGGAATTTTTAAAAACATCACCAAAACATTAAAAAGAGCCGCACCATTGATTGGTAGTACGATAGGATTTGCGTTAGGAGGTCCAGCAGGTGCTGCTATAGGTTCTGGTATTGGATCATTGGCAAGTGGTCGTGATTTAGATGACGCATTAAAAAATGCCGCACTAGCATATGGTATTGGAAGTTTGGGTCAGGCAGCAGGATTTACAAAAGCACCAGCAGGTGCAACTGGTATTTCTAAGTTTTTACCAGGAAGAGTAACACAAGCCGCTGGCGAGACAGGATTGAGTGTAGCACCTAACTTTGGTATAGGTGCTGTTGATAAAGTCCCTGTGACTAGTATGTTAAAAGAGTCAACCAATCCTTTATTTAGTTTTATAGGTAGAAATCCCGGTACTGCCACGGCTCTTGGTATAGGTGCTCTAGGTCTTGGAGGACTAGGAGAAGAGAAAGAAAAAGACACACGCCCTAAGATACCTGATTTTCCAGAAGGAGAAACTAGATTAGGGACTGGACGAATTGGCAATAGACTGTATAATTTAGACAATGAAGAAGAGCGTAAACGATATTTTGAAGATAACAAAAATAGAGGTATATTTTCAATAGATCCATTAACAAGAGCGGCTGGTGGAGAAGTAACAGGCCCAGGTACAGGAACCAGTGACTCAGTTCCTGCTAGATTATCAGACGGAGAGTTTGTATTAACTGCGAAGGCTGTCCGTGGTGCAGGTGGTGGCGATAGAAATGTCGGTGCTGCTAGAATGTATGACATGATGTCACAATTAGAAAGAGTAGCATAATGGCAACACAAACAGTAGATCAAACTCAAACCGTTAGACTAGCTCCTTTTCAAGAAAAGTTTTTAGCAGATATATTTAAAAGTGCAGAGGCATTAACTGGCACTGGATCACAGATGCCTTTTGCTAGACAAGAGTTAGAAGGATTATCAGAAGGACAAAGAGCCGCAATAGCCAATGCATTAACAGGAGTTGGTTCTTTTGCACCTTTTCTTCAGAGAGGAGCCGAGGCTGTTGGTCAAGGGATCGGACAACTAGGAACTGCACAGCAAAGAGTTGCAGCGGCAGGAATAGATCCAACTAGTTACCAACAGTTCATGAACCCTTTTACAGAAGACGTAATTGCAAGAACTCAACAAGATATTGCAGACAAAGGTGCACAACAACAATTACAAGCACAAGCAAGTGCCGCAGGTCAAGGTGCTTTTGGTGGATCAAGACAAGCTGTATTACAAGGACAGATAGCTGCTGATGTTATGGATCAACAGGCAAGAACTGGTGCACAGTTAAGATCTGCTGGTTTTCAACAAGCACAGAACTTAGCACAACAAGCAGCACAACAACAGTTAAGACAAGCACAACTTACTGGTCAATTAGGTCAGACTGTAGGTCAATTAGGAATGCAAACAGCAGGATTGGGTCAATTAGGTCAACAATTGGGTGTTCAAGACATTAATACATTATTAGGTATTGGTAGTCTTCAACAACAACAAGGACAAAGACAAAGAGATGTCAATAGAGCTAACATACTTGCCGAACAGGCTCTACCATTCCAGCAAGTTGGATTCTTATCTGATATATTTAGGGGTGTACCAGCACTACAACAAACATTTACAACAAGAACTCAACCTGGACCAGATAGAACATCACAATTATTAGGTCTTGGTATAGCTGGATTAGGTGCGTATGGTATGGCTAACAGAGGCACTGGTAACTTTTTTGGGATGGGATAATGAATAATCCGTTAAATAGAAGAATGTTTCGTCAAAGAGGTATGTCTAAACAGCCTATGGGTATACTTGCGTCATCTCCAGAGTTGATGACAACAGCACAAAAAGCCATGATGAGAGGTAAGCCAATAAAAGCACAAAGTGCTGTATCTGTTAATACAAATGCTGCCAATATAAATTCACCCTTGGTAAATTACTTTAGAAACAATCCTCCATTACAAACAATTAAAAACTTTGCTACTGATACAGCAGATAAATTTATGACAAACAATCAAATAATTGCTGATTTAATAAACAAGGGATTATTAATAGGATCGCCAGAGGGTAAAAGAGATGATACACCTACAGTTATGGGAGCCACTTTAGAGGAAGTAAAAGAAGCAGGTAAAAAATTTGATAAAGATTTAAAAATAAAGAAAGACGACTCTGATTTTATAAAATCTGTAAAAAAATCAGTTACTAGTGCTGGTAACACTTTTACTGATATTGCAAAAAAGGTTGATGAACAGCTAGACTTTTTCAGAAGTCCAAAAGAAAAAGAAACTGCAAAAGATGATAGATTATCAGGGTTGCAAGAACAACAAAACCGAAAAGCAAATGTAGATGAAAGATTTAATTTTACAGATCAGTTTGCTGGTCCACAACGTCTAGAGGCTCCTAAAAAAGGAGAAGAAAGAGGTATAGTAGATCCTAATGTTTTATCACCCGAAGATCCAAGATTTCCAGAATCTTTTCCAACACCTAAACCTAATCAAGTTTTAGGACTTAGCGTAATAGATAAAATAAAAAATGCATCAAAACAACCACAAGGTATATCTACAAATGATGCTGATAAGGCACTTGGTATTCAAGATTTAAGTTTCAAAGATCGTGTAAAAGCAAGAAGAGAAATTATTTCTACTGCACTAGGAAGAGATGTTGCAGAAAAAGATGTAAGAACTGATCTTAATTATAACCTTATGATGACAGGACTGTTAGTTGCGGCTGGTCAAAGTCCAGATGCATTGACTAATATAGCAAATGGGTTAGCTGCAGGGTTAGCTGGATATGGTAAGGCAAAAGGTGAAGCCACAGAAGCTAAGAGAAAAGAAGATATTGCTGTTGGATTAGCTGCTGTAGAACAAGTGTTTAAAGAAGCAGAAGCAGAAAAAACTAGAGATAAAAAACCAGAAACTATTAGAACAGCAGAGTACTTACAAGAGAATCCAGAATTAATTCCTATTATAAAAGGAATAAAAGAAAAAACTTTAAGTGATACAGAGCTTAGAAAATCAATAGTTGTTTCTGCAAATAGAAACTTGTTTCCTGGTCAACCCGGTATATCTAAACAAGAAGTTGATCGTCAATTAAACGCTATAAAAGGAATTGCTAATTCTACTAACGAAAATGCAATACCTAATTTAAATATTATTCCTAAATACAATTTAAATGACGATGCAAAAAAGCAATACCCTCCAGGATCTGAATTTGATGTTGGAGGTAATAAGTATAAAGTTTCAGAAGATGGCAACACAGCTACTTTAATGAGGTAGTTATGGCAGAAATACCTACACTTACTTTACAGGATATACAAGGTAGTTCCGATCAAAACATACCTACACTTAATCCTAACATGATTGGAAAAGATGATGAGGATGATACTGTTTTTGAAAGTGCCGTAAACTTTGCAGAAGACACTGTAAGCACCTTTGGAGATATAGCTCAAGGCGTAGGTTCTGGTATCATAGGATTACCTCAAGGTATAGCAGAAACAGTAACTGCTGGTTTTGATTACATATATGATACCGACACAACAAAAGAAGTAACTGCATTTGCAGAGGGAACTAGAGAGTTTCTTGGTTTAACACCAGAAGGAACCGCTGGTAAAGTAGCAGAGGGTATAACAACTTTTGGTACAGCGTTAATACCAGTGATTGGATTTGTTAATCGTGCTAGTAGCGTGGCTCGTGGAGTTAAAACCATCCCTGCGACTAGTAGCTTTTTCAAAGCGGCAGAAAAATTTGGTAGGTCTAGTGCTGGTAAAAATTTACTTGGAGCTAAAACAGCTTTTGGAGCAAGAACTAAACAGGCTTTGGTAACAAGTTTTGCAGGTGGTGCAGCAGAAGCACTTGTATCACCAGTAGGCACAGGAACTCTTGCAGATGCTTTTGATATATTACCAGATAGTTTAAGAACAGATAGAACAGAAGGTTTAAGAGGCAGAGACAGAGCCGCTCAAATATTAGCAAATAAATTAAAAATAGGACAAGAGGGTGCAGCCATCGGATTAGGTGTTGAGGCTGCAATACCAATAGCTGGAACAGCCATAAAGATAACATCCATGATACCTCTTGTGCCACAAACAGCAAAATTAATATCCGATGGTTTCCAAAGAATTGGTAACAAACTTGGCAATACCACATTAGGTAAATATTTATCGTCAAGGGGTGAAACACCAAAAGAACTATTCGAGGCTATGAAAGATGTAGATGCCATGATCAGTTCGCAAGATAATTTAGCTATGAGTTATTTATCTGAGTTTGAAAAAGCCGCTAAGAAAACAATTAGCTCTATGCAATTACCAGGTAAAAGACAAAAACAAATAGATAGAGCTTATGCTGATTTAATGAAATATTTAGAAGGTGATGCTACAGCTTTTGACGCAGTTATTGACGGAAAAGCTTTATACAATCCTAGAGTCAAGGCTGCTGCAGAGGGTATGAGAATACAGGTAGATGCTTTATCAGATACAATTTTTAAACAATTAGAAGATATGTTAGATCAAGGACTAATCGAGCCTAGTTTAGTTAAACCTATTCTTCAAGAAATAGAAAACAACAAAGGTGCTTATCTGCGTAGACTTTATGGAAGTGCTGTTTCTCTAGATGCACAAGGATTAGCAGCCATGAAGCTTGATCCTAGATACATACAAAGTGTAGAAAACTCAGCTAATATAATAATGAGATCTAATCCAGAAAAAACTTTAGATGAAGCAATGGCAGATGCAACTAAATCTGTAGACAAAGCCATACTAGGAGATTTATCTGAAGGATCATTAAGTCCAGAAGCTATATTAGCCTTTAGAAAAAGAGGAGATACAATTGGTTCTTCAAGAGTAAAAGAAGTTCCTTTGTATACCATATCTGAAGGATTTTTTAAAAAAAGATCAAAGTTTTTGGATGAGAATCCACAATTAAGAGAGCTTATGAACGAGATCCGTGATCCTAAAGTCTTGTTCACACAAACAATAAGTGATTTAAGTAGGTTTATTGGCACTAATAATTTGTATAAAAGTATGGCTAGATCAACTGCTGAAGGTGGTTTTTCAGAAACATTTCAAACTGCAATACCAAAGATAAACAACTGGGTAACAAGGGCAAAAGGTGCAGATGGTAAATTATTACAAGCAGCTAGACCTTTAATTGTTAAGGGAGAAAATTTAACACCAAAACAAATAAATGACCTTCAAGTCGCAGGATACAAACAATTAGGTAAAAGTGTTCCTCAAAGATCAAAAGTTATAGAAGCTTTAGAAAAGGAAGAATTAAAAGCAGTTGAAAAAGGTAAACCTCTTTCTGAAGAAACATTGAAAAAAAATAAAAAAACAAAACAGGAAGAACTAGATAAATTATCTGTTGCTGGTGGTAACTATGGTGCTTTATCAGGAGATTTTGTAGCACCAGAAATATTTAATTCTTTAACCATACCAACTAGAAGTGGTGGTTTTGGTTCCGAGTTGTTAGCCATAGCTCTACAAGGTAAAGGTTTGTCTCAAATAGCAAAAACAGTTTTAAATCCTTTAGCACAAGTTCGTAACTTTTTATCTGGTATTTTTATGGTGGGAGCTAACGGAAATATTGCAAGAAATATGGATTTAACTCAGTCTATGTCAGCTACTTTTGGTAAAGTTTCTAATCTTAGTGAACCAGAGTTTAGAGAATTTTATGAACTACTAGGAGATATAGGAATAAGAGAAGAAAACATTGTTATAAATGAGTTTCAAAGAAACATAAGAGAGGGTGCTGGTTTAACAGGTGCAAGTAAAACAGGCACAGCCATAGAATATGGCTTGAACAAACTACCCATTGTATCAAGTGCTTTCAAAGCATTTCAAACTGTTTATGGCAATGTTGACACTTATTGGAAAACTGTTGGTTTTGTTGGAGAAAAAGCTAAGTTTAGTTCTGCTTTCCGTAAAGCTGGATTAGATCCTGATAACTTGGGAGATGACATAATTCAAGATCTAGTAAATTCTGGACTTGCTCCTCGATCCTCGGATCTTATGGGTAAACATGGATTTATAAATGTTTTTTCTGGAGACATTGTAAAAGAAACCATGCCGATTTATTCTCGTGTTCCAAAATTTATTAGAGATATAAGAAGAGTTCCTGTATTTGGTAACTTCATAGCATTTCCTGCTGAGATAATGAGAAATACAACAAACATACTTAATCGTAGTATGATAGAAATGGGTTTCAAAGCAAGTGATGACTTGATTGCAAAAATAGGTGCAGACAGAGCAGCAGTTCTTGAAAGACAAATTCGTGGGATAGGAGCAAATAGATTAGCTAGTTATGTTAACATGGCTTTTACTGTGCCTCTTGGAGTTACAAAGGGTGCTCTTATGGGTGTGGACATGTCACAAGAGGAACTAGAACAAGTAAGAAAGTTGATGCCAGAATTTTTAAGAGGACATCAAACTGTGCCTTTGAATAATCCAAAAGACGGAAAAAAATTAGAATACATAGATTTAAGTTACATGTTGCCATATGATTTTGTCATAGCTCCTGCAAGATTAGCACTACAGACATATAGTCAAAAAGGAGAGGTAAATGCATCTGAAGCAGAAAAGATTTTAGGTGGAGCTTGGGAATCTTTCAAAGCTTTGGCAGAGCCATTTGCAGGTGAATCTTTGATAGCAGAACGTGTGCTAGATGCATTACCATCTGAGTACTTAGGTCGTGGAGGACAAACTCCTACTGGCTCTCCAATATGGAATGAAGCAGAGCCTATCGGTACAAAATTACAAAAGGGATTTTATCACGTTTTAGGTGGATTACTTCCTGGTGGTATAGAACAGTTTGCAAAATTAACACCTCGTGGTTTTGAACAAGGTAGAACCTCTCTTGCTATTACAGGAGATCCTGGTGCAACTGGAACTAAATACGATAAAACAGAAGAAGCTTTAACTGCATTTACAGGTATAAGAAAACTAGAGTTAGATATACCAAAGTCATTATCTTTTAGTGGATATGGTTATACTTTGACAAGAAGTTCTGCAATAAGAGGTTTTGGTCAGATAGCTAAATTAAATAATTCTACAAAAGAAGATGTTCTACAAGCTTATGTACAAGGCAATGATAATTTATTTAGAATTCAAAGAGAGATGTATGCGAAAATTCAAGCAGCTAGATCCGCTGGACTATCAGAAAGTGACATAATATTTGCTCTTAAAGAAGATTCTAATTTAGGTAGAGGCGAATTAGGTATGATTTTACAAGGTAAATTTAGTCCTATAAAACCAAGTAGAGATCTTTATGAAGCTATTTATAAAGAGGCTAACATAAGGCTGGAAAGAAGAGCTATTGATAAACTACCAGTAGCAGAAATGGCTGATATTTATGGAGACTTATTAGGTAAATCATTGTTGTCTGGTTCAGTAGAAGATCCTAGAGAAACACCAACATTAAATGTTGACGATATTAGTTCAACTGATATACCTACTTTAAACATAGAGGATATAACACCTAGTGCTACTGCTAAACCATCTACAGAAACAAGAACAAATCCTGCTTTTTTGGGTAGCAATCCAGTCGATATTCTTAAAAATTTAACAATAGGAACTAGAACACAATGAAACTATCAGACAACTTTTCTTTAATAGAGTTTACTAAATCACAAACAGCAGAAAGAAGAGGCATAGAAAATAAACCAAATGAGATACAAACTATTGCAATGGAGGCTTTGTGTCACAATATATTAGAAAGAGTCAGATCTGCTTTTGGTAAACCAGTTATGATTAACTCTGGGTATCGCAGTCCTGCCTTATGTGAAGCGATTGGTTCAAAACCTACCTCGCAGCATTGCGATGGAGAAGCAGCAGATATAGAAATATTTGGTGTTAGTAACTACGATCTTGCAAAGTATATAGAAAACAATCTAAACTTTGATCAGTTAATATTAGAGTGCTGGGATGGCATAGAACCAAGCTCTGGATGGGTGCATGTTTCTTATGTCAACGATATTGCAAACAGAAAAAGTGTGCTAACATACACGAGAGCAGGTGGATACACGAAAGGAATAGTGTAATGAAAGAGGGACCTTTTAAGACAGCTATAGAAAAAGAAGACGATGATACAATCATCATGCAGCAATTTATTGTTTTAAAAATAAAAAAAGGTCAACTTGTTAAAGAAACACACATGAGAAGCCATACTTTTTATGGTGATTATCACGATAGTTACATGTCAGAGCCTCTAGTTAATATAAAAGAAATACCAAAGGAAACAATGCATTAATGGCATACAAACGCAACTATCAAAGAGAATATGAGATTGAGCCTAAATCTCGTAGAAAAGAAAGAGCTAACAGAAACTTGGCTCGTAGACAGATGATGCGTAAAGGTAAAGTTAAAAAGGGTGATGGTAAAGATGTGCATCATGTTGGTGGTAATGCATTAAATAAAAAGAGTAAACTAAAAGTTGTATCTGCATCTAAAAATAGATCATACGCTAGAACTAAAAAAGCAAGAAAGAAGAATCCTAAAGCATAATGCCAACGTCAATTGTAAATTTACCCTCCATAGATGTATGGGTGCGAAGAGAATATTTAAGAGATCATGAGGATGGTCATGGAGAGTTTGTCAAAGGTATTTGGGTCACTGCTAAATCTATTCCAGGTAGAGCTTTTTATTTTGAAACTTACCTTCCTGATTATGGTGCTTTGTATGACAAGCTACCTATTTCTGCATTCGTTTCTGACCCAGTTACACCGACTC